CAGGCGCTGACTACGCCATTACCGGAGGGGCTGGCGGCTTTGGCTCGGTGCGCGATGGCGTATATGCCATTGCTGGGCTGGGAGGCAACACCGTTTTAGGAACGAACAACACCGCACCAAATTTGACCGGCAGCAGCAATGCCGGAGTGAATGGCGGGTCTGGGTACAACGGCGCCGGCGGTTCGGGCGGTGCAGCCTTTGGCGCGACCGCTGCGGGCGGCAAGGGCGGTGATGGCGCAGCTTTGATTGAATGGTGAAAACATGTGGGCTTTGATTCAAGACGGTCGAGTTGTCGAACTGACCGATGTGGACCCGGCGGGTCGATTTCATCCAGAGTTCGTATGGAAGCCCGCGCTGATCGGCGTGGAGTTGGGGACTCTGTACGAAGACGGCCACTATTCGCAGCCACCTGGGCCGACACCCGTGCAGACGAGAGACGCCAAGCTCGCAGAGATCAACGCCGCCTTTGATGGCGAGGTGTCCACGCTCACCGGCGCCTACCCCGAAGGCGAGCGATTGACCTGGCCCATCCAGCAGGCCGAAGCCCTGGCATGGCAGGCAGACAACACACTTCCCACACCTTACCTGGACGGGCTGGCCGCCGTGCGGGGCATCGAGCCGTCCGAGATGCGTCAGAAGACAGTCACGCAGACCACAGCTTTTATCGCGGCAAGCCAGCTGCTCGTTGGAAAGCGCCAGCGATTGCGCGACCAAGTGGACGCGGTGGACCTCACCACGGAAAACGCAATCGGCCAGATTTCCGCAATCACGTGGGACTGATCGCGAGCGGCGCGTTGTAGTTCGCCCTTCCACAGCTCGCGCCCCGTGCGCGCGCGTAGCCAAGCCCTCAGAATTTGAGCGATCCCCGCACGAAGTAGAGCGGGACTTGCTCAACCTTCTGAGGGCATTTTCATGTCGCTTGACCAATACCATCACGGCGTGCGCGTTGTCGAAGTCGACGGCGGCACGCGTCCCATCCGCACTGTTTCCTCCGCAATCGTTGGCCTCGTTGCCACGGCCGAGGACGCCGATGCTGCGGCCTTCCCCCTGAATACGCCTGTCCTGGCAACCAACATGAAGGCCGCCGCCGCTAAGGCTGGCACCAAGGGAACGCTCGCGCGTTCGCTGGAAGCCATCGCTTCGCAGACCAATCCCGTGGCGGTGATCGTGCGCGTTCCCCAAGGCGAGACCGAGGCGGTAACCACGTCCAATGTCATCGGCGGGGTGGATGCCTCGGGCCGGTACACCGGCATGAAGGCCTTGCTTGCCGCGCAGAACTCCGGCCCCAAGGTCAAGCCGCGCATCATTGGCATTCCGGGCCTGGAGAACGCAGCCACCATCGCGGCCCTGGCCGAGACCGCGCAGAAGCTGCGCGGCTTCGGCTACGCCAGCATTACGGGCTGCAACACCATCGAGGAGGCCGCAGCGTTCCGCGAGGGCTTCGGACAGCGCGAGCTGATGCTGATCTGGCCGGATTTCCTGGGCTGGGACTCGCGCACCAATGCCGAGGGCATCATCACCGCATCCGCCGCCGCGCTGGGCCTGCGCGCGAAGCTGGACAAAGACATCGGGTGGCACAAGGTGCTTTCCAACGTCGCCGTGAACGGCGTAACGGGCATCAGCAAGGACGTATTCTGGGACTTGCAGGACCCCGCGACCGATGCCGGGTATCTGAACGAGAAAGACATCACCACGCTGGTAAACCGCACGGGCTTTCGCTTCTGGGGTAGCCGCACGTGCGCTGGCCCGGAAAGCCTGTACCCCTTCGAGAACTACACCCGCACCGCGCAAATCCTGGCCGACACGATGGCCGAGGCGCACATGTGGGCCGTCGATGCCCCCCTGCATCCGTCGCTCGTCAAGGACATCCTCGAAGGCATCAATGCCAAGTTCCGCCAGCTCAAGGCGCTGGGCTACATCATCGACGGTGAGGCCTGGTACGACGAAGAGCCGAATACCAAGGAATCGCTCAAGAGCGGAAAGCTGATCCTCGACTACGCCTACACGCCGGTCCCCCCCCTGGAAGACTTGGGATTCCGTCAGCGCATCACCGACAGCTATCTGCTGGATTTCGCGCAGCGCATCACCGCCTAACCCCCCTGCGGCCGGCGCCGCGCGCGCCGCCCTTTCTGAACCTCTGGAGCCAAACAAATGGGAATGCCCAGCAAGCTCAAAAATATGAACGTCTTCAACGACGGCACCAGTTACGCCGGCGTCGCAACGTCCGTGACGCTGCCGAAGCTCACGCGCAAGATGGAGGCCTTTCGCGGCGGCGGCCTTGGCGGCGCCGTGAAGGCGGATTTCGGTCTGGACGACGACGCCCTCAAAGTGGAATGGGCGTGCGGCGGATACGTCACGCAGGTTCTCAAGCAGTATGGCGCCGTGGATGTGGCAGGCGTCCAACTGCGCTTTGCGCAAGCCTACCAACGCGACGACTCGCAGGAAGTTCTTGCTGTGGAAATCATCGTGCGCGGGCGTCATTCCGAGATCGACCGGGGTGAATCGAAGGTTGGCGATGACACCGAAATGAAGATGGTCACCGAGTGCGTTTACTACAAGGAAGTGGTGAACGGCGAAACCGTCTTCGAAATCGACGTACTGAACATGGTCCACATGGTCGGCAACGTGGACACCCTGCAGGCCATCCGCACCGCTATCGGCCTCTAAACCCTCTGCCTCACTGGAACCCCCATGACCGACACCACCACCCCCGCCATCACCGCACCGCAAGACCTCACTCAGCCGGCCGTTGCCATCGACACGGACAATCTGAAATCCGTGGACCTGGACGAGCCGATCAAGCGCAGCAGCGGCGAAATCAAGCGCCTCCTGATCCGCAAGCCCAACGCCGGCGCCCTGCGCGGCGTGACGCTCATGGCGCTCGTTCAGGTCGATGTCCAAGCCCTGCGTACTGTCCTGCCGCGCGTGTGCGATCCCATCCTGACGCCGGCCGAAATCAACGCCCTGGACCCGGCCGACCTGCTCAGTACGGGGGCTACGCTGGCCAGTTTTTTTATGAGCAAGGCGGAGCGACTGGCTATCCAAACGCCGTAGAGGACGCCATGGCGGATATCGCCATGGTCTTTCATTGGCCGCCGGCCGCGATGGACCCCATGGACCTGGCCGAGCTGGCCGACTGGCGCGAGCGCGCGCGCGTACGCCACCAACCCGAGACGTAAACGATGGACAAGGCGCTACAGCTTCGCGTCATCGCCGCCCTGCAGGACAAGCTTTCCGGGCCTCTGCAGAAGATCAAAGCAACGGCCGGCACGTCCGCGCAGGGCGTTGCCAACCTGCGCGGCAAGCTCAAGCAGCTCACCGCCGCCCAGCGCGAGGTCGGCCAATTCCGCGAACTGACGCGCGGCCTGCAGACCACTCGCACCGAGCTGGCCACCGCGCAACAGCGCGTTGCAACGCTCGCGCAGCAGATGCAGGGTGTCACCAATCCCACCCGCGCTATGACGCGCGAATTTAATCAGGCAGTGCGTTCCGCGCAGCAGCTCAAAGAGCGCCACGGGCAGCAATCCATCGAGCTGCAGCGGCTGCGTGACAACCTTGGCCGCGCAGGCATATCCAGCGCCAGCCTGGCGCGCGATGAACGCAACCTGCGCCAGCAGATTGACCAGACATCCCAAGCGCTCACGCGACAGACGCAAAAGCTGCAGGCGGCGGCTGCCCATCAGCACAAGCTCACGGCAGCCAAGGAGAGGTATAGCGCGGGCAAGGCCACCGCCGGCGCGATGGCCGGCACAGGCGCGGGCGCGCTGGCCACGGGTGGCGCGGCGCTCTACGCTGAATCGCGCTTTATCAGGCCTGGTGTGGAGTTTGACGCCAAGATGAGCAAGGTTCAGGCGCTATCGCGCCAGGACAAGGCCAGCGCGGAGATGAAGGCGCTCCGGCAGCAAGCCCGCGACCTTGGCGCGACAACGATGTTTTCCGCCACGCAGGCCGCCGATGCGCAAGGCTTTCTCGCCATGGCCGGCTTCAATGCCAAGGCCATCCTCGACGCGATGCCGGGCATGCTTTCGCTGGCCAAGGCGGGCGATACGGACCTGGCGCAGACCGCTGACATTGGGTCCAACATCCTGACCGGCTTCAAGCTTCCCGCCGAGCAGATGAACCGCGTGGGCGATGTCCTAACGGCAGCCTTTACGCGCTCCAACACCAGCCTGTACATGCTGGGCGAAACCATGAAGTACGTGGCGCCCGTGGCGGCAGGTGTCGGCCAGGACATCGAAACCGTGGCAGCGATGGCCGGCAAACTGGGCGACGCCGGTATTCAGGGCAGCATGGGCGGCACCGCGCTGCGGTCCATCCTGGGCCGTCTGGCCGCACCGCCCAAGGCTGCAGCCGATGCGCTCGATGGGCTGGGCGTCAGCACCAAGGACGCCGCCGGCAATCTGCGCGACGTTCCCGCCATCCTTGAAGAGCTGCACAAGAAGACCGCGAAGATGGGTAATGCCGAGCGGTCCGGCATCTTCAAGGCCATTGCAGGCGAGGAAGCGTTCAGCGGGCTGCAGGTCCTTGTCGGCCAGGCCGGCACAGGCGAGCTGCAGAAGTTCGTCGCCACGCTCAAACAATCGGCCGGCGAAGCGGACAAGACAGCCGGCACCATGGCCGATAACTTGGTAGGCGACTTGGACGAGCTTTCCAGCGCTTGGGAAGACGTGGGCATTCAGGTTGAAGAACTGCACGACGGCGGCCTGCGTAAGCTGGTGCGCGGCTTGGCCGGCGTGGTGGGCAGCGTGGGCGAGTGGATGAAGGCCAATCCCAAGCTCGCCGGCGCGCTTACGATGGGCGCGGCCGCCGTGGCGCTGCTGATCGCGGCCTTTGGCGCGCTCACCCTGGCGATGGCCGCCGTGCTGGGGCCGTTTGTCGTCGTGCGCTTTGGCTTGTCGATGCTGGGAATCCAGGGCGGCAGCTTGCTGGGCGTCCTGTTCAATCTGGCCAAGGGCGGATTCGGTCTGCTGGGCGGCGCCATCATGACGGTGGGTAGGCTGCTGATGGCTAATCCCATCGCGCTGGCGGTTGTCGCCATCGCGGGCGCCGCGTACCTCGTTTATCAGTATTGGGGGCCGATCAGCGCGTTTTTCTCAAATCTGTGGGCGCAGGTGACGGCGGCCTTTGGCGCGGCCATGGATTGGCTGCGCTCATCGCTGGCCGGCCTCGATCCGCTGGCCATCCTGGCTACTGCGTGGGGCGGGGTTACGGCCTTCTTTGCTGGCGTATGGGAATCCGCGAAGGCGGCCTTCGACGCGGGCTTGGCCAACATCGGCGCGGCGCTTAGTGCCTGGTCGCCCCTTGACCTTCTCAAGCAAGGCATCACGGGCGCCCTTGGCTCGCTAGGCATCGAACTGCCGGGCAGCTTTACGCAATTCGGCTCCATGCTGATTCAAGGCCTCATCATCGGCATTACGAGCATGGGCGGCGCGCTCAAGGAGTCCATCTCAAATATCGGTAGT